TGCTGGCCGGCAGGGTGTCCAAGGTGCACAAGGTCCTCAGGGACCACAGGGACCACAAGGTTCAAGAGGGCCACAGGGTGGCGCTGGACCCACTGGAGCAACAGGTAGAACTGGTGTTGCCGGTGTTCAAGGTTATCAGGGTGTTCAAGGCTACCAGGGAACTCAGGGTGCTCGTGGACCACAGGGACCGCAAGGTCCAGTAGGACCAACTGGTGCGACTGGTCGACAAGGTGCTCAGGGTGCTGCTGGTCGTCAGGGTGTTCAAGGATACCAGGGAACACAGGGTGCTAGAGGACCACAAGGACCGCAGGGTCCGGTAGGACCAACTGGAGCATCTGGTCGTCAAGGTGGAGTTCCAGGTGCCGGCACAGTAACTTATCAAATATATTCAACTCATGGTGGCAGCGGTAACACTAGTCAATACTCAAATTTTCCTACAAACTCTACAAACTTTGATGCGTATTTCAATACAAACTATTCAAACACAACTTTGCACAGCTCTGGTTCAGCTGCAATAACTACAATTTTAAATTGGACAAATTATACTACTTTGACTGGTGCTGGAATATCAGTACCAAATTCTGGTAATTATTTTTCTGTAATAGTTTCAGGTACGTTCAGACCTCTTGAAACTGGTACTTACACGTTTACTGCAGAATCTGATGATGCTATTGACTTGTTTATTAATAATACTAATGTGGCTAGTTTTTATGGCGGAAGAGGTACTCCAGCTTTAGGAACAACTACAGGAACCATTTCTTTAACCGCTGGTACTACATATACGTTTAGAGCTCGTACTCAAGAGTATGGTGGTGGCGAAGGTATGAGAGTCTTTTGGAAAAAGCCATCAGAATCTGCTGGTTCAACATGGTATCAACACACTGCTGAACTTGGTGTTGCCGGCACAAGAGGACCTCTTGGTTATCAAGGAACTCAGGGTGCTCGTGGACCACAGGGACCTCAAGGACCGGTAGGACCAAATGGTGCTACTGGCCGACAAGGTGTCGGAGGCGCGCAAGGTCGTCAAGGTGTTCAAGGCTACCAGGGAACTCAGGGACCACAGGGATCAAGAGGACCACAGGGTTCTAGAGGACCACAGGGAGCAACTGGTAGACAAGGTCATCAGGGTGTTCAGGGTTATCAGGGTGTTCAGGGTTATCAGGGACCAAGAGGACCGCAAGGCGCTAGAGGACCACAGGGAGCAAGAGGTCCACAGGGTCCTACAGGACCAGCAGGAGCAACTGGTGTTGGTGGTGCAACTGGTCCTGGTGGACCAGCATCTTACACAGGATATACTGGTAGATCTGGTGTTCAAGGTAAGGCTGGTGCTCAGGGTTATCAGGGTGCCCAGGGATCTAGAGGACCACAAGGTCCACAAGGAACTTCATCTGCAAGTGGTGGATACAATCCTGCTACTGTTACACATAGCTATCTTTCAGTAAATATTGGAGCAGCTTCTCCTACTGGAACAATTCAAGCAACTGGATCTATTACTGCTGGATATTCTGACAAAAGATTAAAACATGAAATTGAAATTATTAAAGACGCAGTTGATAAATTAAAGTCTATTACTGGAATTTATTTTAGAACAAATGAAACCGGAAAGAAATTAGGTTTGGATACTGGAAGAAGACAAATTGGCTTGATTGCTCAACAAATAGAAGCAATCGCTCCAGAATTAGTAACCAAAGCAGCATTAGCTGAAGAATTAGATAATGGAAATAATTATCTTACTGTAAAGTATGATCGAGTAGTTGCTCTATTGTTACAAGCTATAAAAGAACAACAAGCACAAATAAATATATTGAAGCAAAAAGTAGAGCAAAGAGAAGTAAATGGCTAAGAAACCCTTTATAGTTCAAGAAGGAGTTACTGTTAATGGCACAGATGTCATTGACAATACCGGAAAGTGGGTTGCTAGCGCTGTTAATATTAGAGGTCCTCAAGGACCACAGGGTAGACAAGGTGCTCAAGGACCACAGGGTAGATCTGGATTAGATGGATCTCAAGGTCCACAGGGTGCAACCGGAGTTGCTGGGTTCCAAGGTCGCCAAGGTGCTCAAGGTGCAGTTGGTGCTCAAGGGATACAAGGTCCTCAGGGACCACAAGGACCACAAGGTGCTCGTGGGCCACAAGGTTCTGCTGGACCAACAGGTGCAACTGGAGTTGCAGGTGTTCAAGGTTATCAGGGTGTTCAAGGATATACTGGTGTACAAGGTGCACAAGGTGTTCAAGGTTCTGCTGGACCAACTGGTGCTGGAGGTAGAACTGGTGTTGGTGGTGTAACAGGTCCAACTAGTGGCGTAACAGGGTTTCAAGGTTATCAGGGTCGACAAGGTACACAAGGACCGCAAGGTGCTAGAGGACCGCAAGGACCAACCGGTGTTGGCGGGGTCGGTGGATCCACCGGTGCTTCAAGTAGTGTTGCTGGGTATCAAGGTAGACAGGGTGCAGTTGGTGCTCAAGGAACACAAGGTCCAAGAGGTCCTCAAGGTCCAACTGGTGTTGGAGGAGTAGGCGGGTCCACCGGTGCTTCAAGTAGTGTAGCAGGTTATCAAGGCAGACAAGGATCAAATGGTGCTCAAGGCGGGACAGGACCACGGGGACCACAAGGTCCAACCGGTGTTGGAGGAGTAGGCGGATCCACCGGTGCTTCAAGTAGTGTTGCTGGTGTTCAAGGCTACCAAGGTGTTCAAGGTTATCAGGGAACTCAAGGTGCTAGAGGACCACAGGGATCGACCGGTGCAACTGGTGTTGGTGGTGTAACAGGTGTTGGTGGTGTAACAGGTACTCAAGGTGTTCAAGGTCCTCAAGGTTCGCGTGGACCACAGGGTTCTAGAGGACCACAAGGTTCAACAGGTGTTACTGGTGTTGGTGGTGTTAGTGGTGCAGCAAGTGCTACTACTGGTCCGACAGGTAGAACTGGTTTCCAAGGCGTTCAGGGATATGCTGGTTATCAAGGTGCTAGAGGACCGCAAGGACCACAGGGTGCTCAAGGTTATCAGGGAACTCAAGGTGCTAGAGGACCACAAGGAGGAGGAGGACCAACTGGTGTGGCTGGTGCTCAGGGTGCTGCTGGAGCAGTTACTAATACTGCTCAAGTATTAGCATTTGGCGTTGGAACTCCAGCTGGACCAACTGGAGATCTAAGAGCATCTGGTAACATTGTATCATATTATTCAGATATTAGATTAAAAGATAAAATTGAATATATTAAAGATCCAAATGTAAAAATAAAGAATTTAAATGGTGTATTTTATACTCAAAATGAATTTGCTGAAAAATATGGATACCATGATTATAGAACACAAGTTGGATTAATTGCTCAAGAAGTAAATAAAATATTACCTGAAGTTATTGAAGATGCTCCTTTTAACTTAAGAGACAATACAGACGATAAATATTTAACAGTGCGTTATGAACACATTGTTCCTTTATTAGTTGAAGCTATAAAAGAACAACAAGAAGAAATAGAAGAACTATCTAGGGTATTGTTAAATGGCGACTAAAAAGTTTGACATAAAAAATGGATTAACTATCAGAGGTAGTTCAAATATCCCAGTAATTGATAGTGATGGTAATTGGATAGGTCCAACAACTTTAGTTGGTACTGGTCCGCAGGGTGCTCAGGGTGCTGCCGGTCCGCAAGGTGTTCAAGGAACAAATGGTACACAAGGACCATCTGGTCCGCAGGGTGTTCAAGGTCCTCAAGGTCCTCAGGGACCAGCTGGAAGACAGGGTACAAATCCAACAGGAGCAACTGGTGTTGGTGGTAGAACTGGTGTTGGTGGTGTAACAGGTGCAACTAGTGGTGTAGCTGGTTTCCAAGGCCGACAAGGTACACAAGGACCGCAAGGTGCTAGAGGACCACAAGGTCCACAAGGTGTTCAGGGAGCAGCTGGAGTATCAAATGCAACTGGTTTCCAAGGTCGACAAGGTTATCAAGGTGTTCAAGGATATACTGGTGTTCAAGGACCACAAGGTCCACAGGGACCTCAAGGATCTACTGGTGCTACTGGCCGACAAGGTGTTGGTGGTCGACAAGGTGTTCAGGGTGTTCAGGGATATACTGGTTATCAGGGTCCTCAAGGACCGCAAGGACCACAGGGAGCAGCTGGTCGTCAGGGATCAACTGGTGCAACGGGTGTAGCTGGTAGACAAGGTCATCAGGGTGTTCAGGGATATACTGGTTATCAAGGTACTCAGGGTCCTCAAGGACCACAGGGTCCAGCAGGAGCACAGGGTGCAGTTGGTGCTCAAGGTGGTTCTGGTCGTCAAGGTCGTCAAGGTGTTCAGGGATATACTGGTTATCAGGGTGCGCAAGGTGCTAGAGGACCACAAGGTGCTAGAGGACCACAAGGTCCAACCGGTAGAATTGGTGTAACTGGTGTGGCTGGTCGACAAGGTTATCAAGGTGTTCAGGGTTATCAAGGTGTTCAGGGTTATCAAGGACCAGCAGGAGCAACTGGTAGAGGTGGTGTTGCTGGCCGTCAAGGTGTTACTGGCCGTCAAGGTGTTCAGGGTTATCAAGGCGTTCAGGGTTATGGCGGAGCATCTGGTTATCAAGGTACACAAGGACCACAGGGTCCTAGAGGACCGCAAGGGCCGCAAGGAGCAGCGACAGGGACAGGTCCTCAAGGTTCGCGTGGACCACAGGGTCCAACTGGAGTAACTGGTCCTTCAGGTGTTGCTGGTAGACAAGGTGCTCAAGGTTATCAGGGATACGCCGGCGTAGCTGGAACAACAACTCAAGTAGATAAACTATTAGTTGGATCTCCAGCACCAGCATCAACTTCAATGGGAGTTGGAGATATTAGAGCAGCAAGTTATATTACAGCAGGTTACTCTGATATTAGATTAAAAAATGTAAAAGGGCCAATAGATAATCCTATAAAAAGAATTAGCAAATTAAATGGTTATTATTATTCTCCAAATGAATTAGCAAAAAATATTGCAAATGACTTTTCTGGACGGAAAATTGGCCTGATTGCTCAAGAATTAGAACAGGCTTTACCTGAAGTACTTAGAGGTGCTCCGTTTGATATAAATAAGCATGGACATAGTATTTCTGGCGAGAAGTATTTAACAGTGGACTATCCAAGAGTAATTCCTTTATTAATTGAAGCACTAAAGGAACAAAAAAATCAAATAGATGATTTAAAATCTAGAATAGGAAAATAAAGAAATGGCAATAGATCTTTCTACACAAGATATAGAAACACATTCTAAAGAAGGTTTCTTCAATGAAAACGAAACTGCAGTAGACGCTTCAGTAAATGCTTCTGGATGGTGGAAATTAACTATGGTTGATGGAACATTTACAGCAGCAGCAGCTGCTACTGAAGCTGAAGATGGTGCAACTGTAAATGAAGCAGCGCAATTAGTATATAATGTGGATGAAACAACTATTCATATGTATGTTAATTTTAACGTAGAATAAAATTTAATTTTTGAGGTGATTTATGGCATGGCAAGGTGATTGGTGTTATTTTGAATCGTATTTAAATAAACAAGACTGTGAAGAAATAATCGCTCAAGCAAAACTATTACCATCACAAGATGCAGTAGTTGGTTTGGGTGAAGATGCTCATCTTACGGAATATCGTAAAAGTAAAGTATCATTTATTCAAGCAGGTGATTGGAGATTTCAAAAATTATTTGATGCTTTATGGAAAACACAAATTCAAGCAAATAAAGATTTCTTTAATATCCACGTTAATAGACTTGATTTTGTACAATTTGCAGAATATGATGCATCTATTCAAGGCGAATATAAAGAGCATGTAGATACTTTTTGGATGAATGGCGATCCAACACATCATAGAAAAATATCATGTGTATTGCAATTATCGGATCCAAATGACTATGATGGTGGTGATTTAGAAATTGTAGATTCTTCTAATCCACCAGATCCAAAAGATTACAGAGCTCAAGGAACTTTTATCTATTTTCCTTCAGTCTTAAAACACAAAGCAAATCCAGTTACGAGAGGAACTAGATATAGTATTGCTGCGTGGTTTGAAGGCCCTAAATGGATTTAGCGCAAGCAAAAGAGTATGATGTTCCTTTTAAATACTTCGTGATAGACAATTTTTTAAAAGCTGATTTAGCACATACTTTATCAAAACAGTTCCCTTCACATTCTTCTAAAAAATGGTTTGCTTATGACAATCCATTAGAAAGAAAAAAGGCTATTCAAAACTGGGGATCTTTTCCACCGGAAACTTATCAGTTATTTTTATCATTATGTTGCGAAAAGTTTACTGATAAATTAAGAAAGCTAACCGGGGATGCATGTCTTAAGCCTGATTATGGATTACATGGTGCTGGTTGGCATATGAGCAAAAGTGGAGATCATTTAAATATTCATCAAGATTATTCTATTCATCCACTAGCTAATATGCAAAGGAAATGGAACATTATAATCTATCTTACTCCAAACTGGAAAAAAGAATGGGGTGGAAATTTAGAATTTTGGAGCCATAATGAAGAATTAAATCAAGCAAAGAAAAAAGAAGTATCTATTGATTGTGTATTTAATAGAGCTGTTTTGTTTGATACCACTCAAAATTCATGGCATGGATTTCCAGAAACAATTAAATGTCCTCAAGGAATATACCGAAAAAGCATTGCAATGTATTATTTGTCGCCAATACAAGAGAGTGCTGTTGATAGACCTAGAGCATTATATAGTCCACGAGAAGATCAAATAAATAACGATAAGATCCTTGAATTTATTAAGAAACGTGCTGAGAAAACATCATGAATAAAGAATGTAAAATTGTTATGGTAGCCATGTTTAAGAACGAAGCACATGTTCTTCGAAACATGCTTGATTCTGTAGTTGGATATATTGATTATTATGTAATTCAAGATAATGGATCTACAGATGGTTCTCCTGATATTGTAAATGAATGGGCTGCTGAGAATAATATTCCAGGTGTTCTTTATAAAGTTGAAGAAGGCTGGAAAGGATTTGGCTGGAATAGAGATCATTTAATTCGTTATTGCCAAAATGAAGTCGATCATGGTTGTGATTGGATTCTTAAAATGGATTGCGATGAAACATTAGAAGTTTATGATGATTTTGATTGGTCCGTATTTAATGATAAAACAGTTCATGGATTTAATATTCCAGCAATTTCTGGTTCAGCTGTATATTATAGAACATGGTTATGGAATGCAAATATGCAATGGGCGTTTAACCACGATCCATGCCATGAAACCATTTATTGTTTAGATCCAGAAATTGACCATGAATATAATACTTATCCGCTTCAAATAGGGTTTAATCAAATTGGATCAAATTCTGGAATGTCTTGGTCAGTTCCAACTAAATTTATTTCAGATTCTCTTGTACTTGAAGAAAAACTTATTCGTGAGCAAAATCTTTTAGAAAATATGTATCACTTTTGGTATATTGGTAAAAGCTATAGAGATGCAATGGAATCATCTGCATTTCCATTAGAAAAAAGACATGCTGATGAATATGCTAGACGATCAATTTGGTATTTAAATGAATATATTACTAAAGTTTTTAAAGATAAAAATGGTAATGTAGGTGTGGATGAGATGTGCTATATGGCTGGCATCATGGCAGCTGAAGCATATATTTTTATGGGTAAAAATGAAGAAGCTATTACTACATTAAAACCATTAGAAAGATTTGCTCCTGGAAGAAACGATCATCTATGGATGCTAGTAAAATTATATAAAGAAACAAAACAATATGATAAAATGCTAGAAACAACAACAGTGATGATGGATCCGGATCGCAAGTTTCCATTTCCTCAATACTGCAATTTTATTGATCGGCAGCATTATGTTGATGGAACCGGGGATGTACAAAGGTTACATGGTGAAGCTTTACAATTAGTAGAATGGCATTCAACTGAAGAAAAAGAATCTAATAATATATTTTCAATTAATAAGATTCCAACAAAAAGAGTTTGGGTTGTAGATAATTTTTATGAAAATCCTTATGAAATTAGAGATTGGGCTCTTAATAATCTAACCTTTGAAGACGGATCTGAGTGGTACAAAGGATATAGATCTTTAGAAAAATATAGACCAATAGAACTTAAACATAAATTTGAAAATATTATTGGAGAGAAAATTGTAGATTGGGAAGGTGGTATGAATGGAGTTTTCCAAGTAACTCGTGCTTCTGACCCACAAGTTTGGCATTTTGATGAACAGCGTTGGGCTGGTATGATTTACTTATCACCTGATGCACCATATGAGAGCGGAACTAGGCTTCATATTTCAAAGATAAATAATGCTAGACATAGTATAGAAGATGCTGATATTATCGACGGCGCATTTAATGGAAACTTTTTTGATTCAACTAAGTTTCATAATGTTGATATAGTCGGCAACATTTTTAATCGCCTTGCTATCTTCGATGCAAGACATATCCATTCTGCTGGAGAGTATTTTGGATCTGATTTAGAAGATGGTAGACTTACACACTTATTCTTTTTTGACTAAACATGATAAACAATCAAATCCTTTCAGTACTAGACACATCGATTGCCTCTTATAGAGAAGCATACCCCTTTCCTCATACCATATTAGATAATTTCTTAGATCCTTGGATCCTAAAACAAGCTATACCTGAAATAGAAAACTATCAACACTGGAGACAAGATAACACAGAATGGGTAGAAGACTATCAAATTTTAAAACAATACGCTCCTGATGTGGTAGCAGTTCCAGATGATGTGGAAATCTTAGGTAAGTATGCTCCAAAAACAAAACTTATTTTAGATTATATGTATTCTGAAACAGTAATAAACTTTCTTCAAGATTTAACTGGTATTCAAGGATTATTACCCGATGAAAACTGGTTAGGCGCAGGAATACATAAAATTTCAAGAGGTGGGAAGTTAGGTATCCATGCAGATTTTAATGTAAATTTTGTTAACAACCTTCATCGTAGAATTAATGTTTTGATTTATTTAAATGAAGATTGGAATCCAGAATGGAATGGACACCTTGAATTATGGGATAAAGATTTATCAAAATGTTGTGTTAAAGTAGAACCTATTTTTAATAGAGCAGTAATATTTAATATCACAGACGACGCATTTCATGGACATCCAGAGCCTCTCCAGTGTCCTGAAACTGTATCCAGATATTCACTTGCATTATACTATTATACGCAAGATAGACCAGAAGAAGAAAAATCAGATCCACATGCGGTTATTTGGTACGACACGTAATTTAGTGGTTTACATTCCAGAAAAACAGTATATAATAAAAGTATAGACTTTTCAAACCAGGATAGTATATTATGAAATTTAGTATTATTACACCTGAACATGATCCAGGAAATATTCCTTTTCTTTTAGAATTATTTGATTGTGTTCTTAATCAAACATACAAAGATTGGGAATGGATTTTATATTTAAATAATAAAATTCAAGTTGAGCATATTCCGGATCAAATTAAAAATCATCCTCAAGTAATTGTATTTAGGACTCATGATACTGATACAAATATTGGTGCAATCAAAAACGCAGCATTTAGTATTGGCACTGGCGATGTTTTAGTAGAAGTAGATCATGATGATTTAATTACTCCAGATTGTTTGGAAGAATTAAAAAAAGCATATGAATCTGATCCAGAAGTTGGATTCGTATACAGTGATAATGCTGTATTACAAATGGAAGGCGAGTTTATTCCATATGATTCATCCGGCGGCTGGACATGGCGTGAATTTGAATGGAAAGGCCAGACTTTGCCAGCAATGCATAGTTTTGAACCAACCGCTCAAGCTTTAAGCTACATATGGTATGCTCCAGACCATGTTCGTTCTTGGAGAAAAGAAGTCTATATTGAAGTTGGTGGACATAATCCCGAGCTTTCTATTTGCGATGACCATGAACTTATGATGCGCACATATCTCATTACTAAAATGAAACGTGTACCAAAAGTCCTTTACATTTACAGAATTACTGGTAATAATACATGGTTAGAGCGTAATGAAGCAATTCAAGTAAAAACTGTAGATCTATTTAGAGAATATGGCCAAAGGCTAGCAGAAAGAGATGCTCAGCATCGAGGATTATTATGTGTAGATATTGGTGGAGGTTTAAATCCATATCCTGGTTATCATACTGTAGATATTCGTGAAACAGCAGATACAGTAGCTGATTTAAATAATGGAATCCCATTACCTGATAATAGTGTTGGTGTGTTAAATGCAAGTCATATATTAGAACACTTAGAAGATAAAACAAAAATCATGGGTGAAATTCATAGAGTATTAGCTCATGGTGGTTGGGCCTTTATTGAAGTTCCAAGTACAGATGGACGAGGAGCATTTCAAGATCCAACACATGTAAGTTATTGGAATGAAAATAGCTTCTTATATTATACAGATAAATACTTAGGAGATTTTATAGATAATGATTCAATTCGTTTTCAAGAATTTCGTAAAGAAACATATTATCCAAATGAATGGATGCAAAATTTACAAGTGTTGGTCACAACCGCATGGCTAACAGCAGTAAAACAAGATGAACCGCGATACCCGCATGTTTTGAATATTTAAAAGGTGAATGAATGAAAAGAATTTTAATTACTGGTGGTGCTGGTTTTATTGCCCATCATCTAATTGGTCAAGTACTTAAAAGAACTGATTGGGAAATTGTTACTCTAGATCGTCTAGATTATAGTGGTAACTTAAACCGCTTGCACGATTTATTGCAAGATTATACTCCAGCAGAACGTAAAAGAGTTCGCACAATTTACCACGATTTTAAAGCTGAAATTAACCCAATGCTTAAATCTGACATTGGTAAAATTGACATCGTTGCTCATTTAGCCGCTGGTTCTCATGTTGATAGATCCATTGAGAGACCAATGGAATTTGTTATGGATAATGTTGTTGGCACATGTAATGTATTGGAATTTGCCAAACAGCAAGATAATTTAGAACGCTTTTTATATTTCTCAACTGATGAAGTATTTGGGCCCGCCCCTGATGGAATTAAATATGATGAGTATGATCGTTATAATTGTACTAATCCATATTCCGCATCAAAAGCTGGTGGTGAAGAACTAGCAGTCGCTTATCAAAATACTTATAGCATGCCTATATACATTACACACACAATGAATGTATTTGGACAAAGACAACATCCAGAAAAGTTTATTCCTCTTTGTATTAAAAAAGCGAGAGATGGAGAAACAGTAACAATTCACAGTGATGCATCTAAAACTATACCAGGATCGCGCCATTATATTCACGCAGAAGATGTAGCTGATGCTACTTTATTCTTACTAGAAAATAAGAATACTTTAGATATGACAAACAACTCTGGCATTAAATGCCCTAAGTTTAACATCTGTGGAGCTACAGAAATAAATAACCTAGAATTAGCACAAATGATTGCTGATGCTCAAGGAAAGGAATTATATTATGAATTTATGGATTTCCATTCTAGCCGTCCTGGCCATGATCTTCGTTATGCTCTTAGTGGGGATCGTATGGCGCGGATGGGTTGGAGTCCAAAAAGAGTTGAACGAAGAATTGAAGAAGTTGTGCGATGGACTTTAGAAAATGATAGATGGTTAATGATTTAAAGGAATAAGATAATGTTGAATTTAGGAAAACTACCAGCATCAGTTGAACAACAACGGATGACACACAAAGAAAATATTGAGAAACAATCGGCAACAAGCGCGCCACTAGAAGCGCGATCAGAACGTCAAGTTCAAGGTGCGCTGACTCCAAAAGAAATTTTTGAACGACATGGAATGTGTGTAATTACAGAAGTTGTTAATGAAGAAGAATGTAAAAAACTTTCAAAGCACATGTTCGATTTATTTGAACAAGGAAAATTAAGTAAAGATCCTCAGTGCCCTCTTTCTGATTCAATATATGGTGATCCAATTTGGGATAAGATGCTAGAAGATTTTGCAAAACCAATCGGAGAATATATTGGTTATGAACTTCTTCCAACATACACATATGCTAGAATTTATAGAAAAGGTGAAGAATTAAAAATTCATAAAGATCGTCCTTCATGCGAAATCAGCGCTACGATGACGATTGATTTCGCTGATTATCCAATTTGGCCAATTCATATGGGCAGTGAACGTAATGTCATCATAGATAGAGGTGATATGATTGTTTATAAAGGATGCGAATTGGATCACTGGAGAGATCCATTTAAAGGCGAATGGCAAGTTCAAGTATTTTTCCATTATGTTGATGCAAATGGACCCCATAAAGATCTGCATAAAGATGGAAGAAATAATTTAGGTGAAAAGAAAGAAAATCCGGCAGAAAGACCTGAACCTGATATTTTCAAAGATTTAAGAGGATATGCTAATCAGCAGCTTATGACATTTGGAAATCTTCATCATAACGGTTTTACTGTTTTAAATTCTCATGATTATGATGTTCCTGGTTATATGGGAATTGAGCCAGATGAAACAAATCATGATTTTACACTTACACCTGAAGATTGTAAACTTTTAATAGATGAAATTGTTAATAAACAATATGCTGTAGATGCCGGCGTTGGATCCAATATGACGGGTTCTTCAGTTACAAAAGAAATTAGAAGTTGTAAAATATATGCTATTCCAAAAGACGAAAGATTTATTCATATCTATAACAAAATTATTTCTTCGGTTTCTATAGCAAATAAGTTTTATTATGACTTCGAATTAACTGGATTCTTAGGAGAACTTCAATTACTAGAATATAAACATGATGAAAACTCTAGCGTTCCAGATCATTATAATTGGCATGCTGATTGTGGCCCTGGTGAATCTGCAACTAGAAAACTATCCGTAGTTGTACAATTAACAGATCCTTCAGAGTATGAAGGGTGCGAACTTGTTATAAATAACAATGGAATGGAACTGGAAGCTTCCAAAAAGCAAGGGACAATTAATATGTTTCCAAGCTACTCTATACACACAGTGAAACCTATAACAAAAGGAACAAGACATTGTATAGTTGTTTGGATTCATGGAAACAAACGTTTTAGATAAATGAAGGGTTTATAATGGCAAAGAAAGCGAAAAATGAACTGGCAGAAGCGACAACTCCTGCAATGACAATAATTGATAAAGTAGATCAATTTTTGGCATCTAAAGATTATGACAATTTCACCGTACCATTAGATGAAGTAATTGGTGGAAAATTTTTAGAAAATCAAGAAAGCTTTGGAGGAAAAACTTTAGCTGAAAATGCTGTAATATGTCAACAAACAATGGACATTGCATCTGATCTTCATGAGATTTGGAATCATGGCCATACTCAATTTGCATGGAAACATATTAATTTTTCAGCGCTTGATGACGTTATTAATATGAGACAAATATCTGCAGAACTTAGTAACAAAGCAAGTATCTTAAATGGTGCTAAATGGGGCGCTATTGAAACTCAAGTTAAAATTGCTGAATTAGAGTGGAGGCTATCTCAACTTGATGAAACAAAAAATGAAATGCACAGATTTAAAAAAATGAAAATTATCATGTCTTTGGCTCAAATGAGAGAAAGTGCTGAGGAAAACAAAAGAATGCTAGAAGGCACTATGAAAGATATGATTGCTCTAAAAGATTCATATGATCAATTAAATCAAAGGGTTTCGGATATTAGTGAATATGATGTTGAAAAAAATCAACCATACCAGCACATGGTGAAATCAATTAATCAGTGTATAAGAGACGTAAGACAATATGGTATGATTTCTAAAGGTGAGCAAGAGTATGCTGAACAAATTGGAATAAACCCATCAAAATTGTTAATGGCAATTAAAAATTATTTAGAAAAAGAAGCTATATCAGAATCATGGGACACCAGAGAGCTTAAAATATTTGTCACTTCATTAGCAAAAGAATTGGCAGAAAATCTTAAAGTTAGTGAAATTAGATCTGAAATGGCCGGATTTAGAGATGAACCAATCGAAGGAGCTTCTTCAATTAAAAAAGTAGCACGTTTAGAAAAATCTGAGGAGTAAACAAATGGGTCGTTTAGTGGAATATAGAAATCATAGGAATCCATTAGATAAATCTCCTATTGAGCCGGGATTTATTTCACTTGGCGGTTTAGATCATAATGATTCAGATATGACTTATGTTGGATGGATTAGTGAAATTTTTCTCACTGAAACCTATGTTCCAGATGGTATTGTATTTTTAGATAGCGCATCATACATTGCTAGATCACTGCAATTAAAGGAAAGTATGCCTAGTGCTTTCATATTCCTTGATAGCGCCGATCAGCCTTGGGGATATGACGCAGATGGTTATCCACTAAAGATGAGTGATGATTCATGCGCAGCTGTTGCAATTGAAACTTATAATCATTATGTTTCAACTTATACTCAAATGGAAGCAGAAGGAACTCTTAGATAATGCCTATTATAATGACAGGAAATTCTGTTGTATTTTATGGTGGAGTCCCTTCAGCTCCACCTGATACAGCTCCTGTGGCGCCAACTGTATATGGCCCTACTGTTACTCCAACAGTGCCTGCAGCAAGTGTTGGAATTAAAGGCCGTGCCAACGATCAAGCAGAAATTAAGATGACTTCCTTTGGCCCATATGGATGGGAGATAGGTCCTGGTTATTTAAATGCAGATTTGAAATTGACAGTTGGAGATGAGCCCTGGGAAATTGGCAGTGAAAGATTGTATACAATGGCAGGGTTACAATCTCCGCAGGTTCCCTCAGCACTTGTAACCGGCACATACGCCGGTGATGCTGTTGATTTTAATCCTTTTGCTGTTCCATCTGTTCCTTCAGTTCTTATAGGATCTTTATCAGGGTCTAATATGCCAAGTGGTGTGGACACTTGGTCAGACGGTAGATTTGCATATTTGCAAACGATTGGTGGTGGGGTTCCATTTTATCCCTATTATAATCCAGCCTATATCACCCTCCGTGGTGCGAGAATGCCTTATGCTTTAACTACACCAGCACCATCGTCGACAGCAAATATCGTTTCACAAGATATTAACCCCGCACCGATATTCCTCGCTGGTGGGTATCTAGCACAAAGCTATGGCGCAACAAGAGTTGCTTCTGCTCCAAGCAATGCATATTCCACCACTCTGAATTTTAAAATTCCAAGGTCTCCTGGAACACCGTGGGCAACCGCATGGAACGGATCTATGGAAGCCAGCCGGGTAAAATTTCCATACGCTGGTCAAGTATCAGTAGCGATACCTGTCGCTCCATTAGCACCATATGGCGCCCCAGCATATAGCGCGTATAGAACTACTAGTCGAGCCGACCATACTAGATATACTAATAATGGTCATATACATACAGGCCCACGCCAAACGGAATACGGCAACACCGGAGGCACTTTAAAATTTAATAGGTACTCAACTGCGTCAGAAACTGATTGGGAAACTACAGCAACAATTAGTTTAGGTAGCCAGCCACATAATATTTGGACAACTCCAACTTATGCTAACACTCCATACCAACCATATACAGGAGGCAACTACGGCCATGTCGACGGTGGATTTACTGTAGAATCACCTACTCAAGGTCTTGTTGCGGGCCAAAGTAGGGTTGCTCCATTCAACCCCTCTACTGGGAGCCTGTTTTGGAAACATATTGGGTGGCCTGGTGCTAGTGGTACAAGTATTACTGGACTTAGATTTTCTATTGGTTGGAATCCTCTTACGATGTTAAGCCCCATAAATAAAACAGAATCAAGTGAGGATGCTATGTGGTTCTCTTTTAGTTATAGTAATAATGGTTATGGGCTTTATAGAATTCCCTATGCAGCATCACCAGACATTTATGTCAATCATACACCTCAAGGGATCGGCTATCGCAGACCTAAAAAAAGCGGCGGGTCGGTTGTAGTATAATATGAGGAAAAATAATGCCAATTAAAATTTCATCAACTGCGAATACAGCAACAATAGAAAATACAGAAGGCACTTCTATTGTCTTTGAATCCAATAAAATATCAACCGGTGGGGGCTTATTCGTTGATGTTGACCCATCAGCTTTGTCACCTGCGAACATAATTTCGTTTCCCGGACCTGTCAGCGTTAACGTATCTACTTCTCCCGCTCCCTATCTTGACCCTACAATCCCAGCCCCAAGCAACTATACTATTCCTTCTCCTGCTCCAGTCGTCGCGGCTGGTTACCCACAATCGATAATTGAGGGCTATCCAGGATCGTTCTATATAAACGTAAGTGGGGATGCTGCTGGGGTAGAAGTTCCATATAGTTTTACTGGACCAGCTGCGAACACAAATGATCTCTACTTTCCACAACATCCTGCTCCCACGCAAGGAGACTTTATTAGTGGGTCTATAACTTCACCCGGTATCCTTTATTGGTCGCACGCCGCGGATCAAACAACAGAAACTTATCCAGAGTATTATGAAATAAATCTTCCAAGTTTCTTGTACCCGGCCGGAACCATTCACGTAGAACTTGCTGAAGGTTCTTACACGCCGCAACCGATTGGATCAACTCCACCATATAAAGTTGGTGGACAATTTTTATCAGGCACATACGATTATCGCGCTCCTGGATATTATGGCATACTTGGTTCAGGCCCTCTGGCTAAAGGAGTAAGATTTGCTTTTCCTCAACCAGAATTAATTGCTGGAGGATTCTCTCCAGGTAGTCCAGTTACTTTAAACTCTGCAACAGTATACATATACAAGAATACCGAGACGGCTGCTACTACATACACTAATTATCAGCTAGCAATAGGTCATCATCCTCAAAATAATTGGCCAAGAACTAATAGTCTTATCTTTGGATCCACGCCAACTATTCCTCAAGGAGCGACTCAAACAGTAGTATATGGACCAACTCCCCTAGTAGTACCAACAACCGCATTGGGTGCATTTACTATTCCTTTTAGTACTCCATTTACTTATCCAGGAACTGGGAGTATTCAAATTACTGCTATTAGCCAAAACTCACCATATAAAGCGCATAATATCTTAGTCAAAGAATTGAAGGTACCAACAGGATTAGCGCCCAGTCCCACTGCAATTGCGGCTGAGTGGGGCCCTCCTGCTCCTTCAACGTATCCAAACAACCAGAGTTATGTTTTTGTTTATCCTGGCAATTCAAATTCATTAACTCCGACAAGTTTCTTTCCAAATATTCAATATGCTAGACCAGTCATTCATTTTAATACTACATAGAGAATAAAATGCCAATCACGTTTAGACAATATAACGGTCCAACTACTACAGGTTATAACTTTGAAATAGACACGCCCCATGCTGGTCTAAGGACGATAACTGCGACTCAACCTAATCCAGGACTTCCGCAAGCAACTCCACTTGGTTATCCAAGTATAAGTTTTACAGCTGTGTCATCTCCAGCTGCACCTCAAGGTGCTCCATTTGCAAACTTTAACGTAAGAGATACTAATGTTAAAGTAATTGCCGGCGCATTTTATTCTAGAGGCAACCGAGACATGATTGGCGAAATGGGATATTTTACTTGGGGCGTGTCACAATCGCCGACTATTCCGACATACGGCGGAAATATTATGCATACCGATTTTACTTCTCAGACAACTATAACTGCTGGAAGATGGAGTCCTAGTATGCCTGGAATATATAAGCCAGGAAGAGCGGCATCACCTACTTCAATATATACTCTTGCTGGCGGCGCGCCTAACTTGAATACGGCCACTAGTGGTGTATGGAAATTTCCAAAATCAACTACAACAGTAATTACATTATCACCTTCTACAGCAGCATCACCCGTTACATTTGGCACACCAGTTGGAAATACATCTTCAGCTAGAGGAGGCGAATATTGGAGTGAATCTGTGAATGGTAAATATTATCAGGCTGGATGGCCAAACCCAACAATTTCTATGTATTCAGCTCCATACGCTAGTGATACTAATAGTGCAAGTGTAGGAACTATATCAACTCCGCAATGGACAACTTCTTTTGCTGGGGCGTCACAAGTAGGAAGTGCTAGAGATTATTCTTTCCATAGATGGGGAATGCAACCAGGGAATCCTTATTATCCCACAACTTCCCCTGGTACTGGTAGAGAAGTTTTTTCTAGATTACCATTTGCAGGTTATCCATATGGATCAGCTTACACCGTTCCAGATTTAGATATGATGCAAGGATATGGAGATACGCATCATCCATATGGAGGCAACCATTTAGTAGCTAGCACTGTGGAAAATGGATATGTGTGGGGTGGATGGTATGGACCTAGCTCTGCTCCGCAGCCTTTTAATCGACAAGTGAGAGTCCACCCATGGGCTAATTTTGATCTTAACTATATATTATTAGGTGATTCAAATGTGAAAGGAATAAGTGGCGGTAATGGAAATAATGAAGAAGAAGCTTTATATCATGCATACGGCGGTAACTCTGGCAGCCCACACCCAGTATCCCAAGGATACGCATTTCCATTCGCTTCCACATTCCCAATAGCAACAACGGTTCCAACGATCGACCATTGGCAGCAAAGCGCAGGTTCTGGCCATGCGCACAATTAGTATAAATAGAATAAAAACATATTAAGGTTTTTCATCGATGGCTAATCCAACTACTAGACAAGGTTTAATTGATTATTGCATGAGATCATTAGGTGATCCTGTAATAGAAATTAATATTGATATTGATCAGCAAGAAGATCGTGTGGATGAGGCTTTGCAGTATTATCAAGAATTTCACTCTGACGCTACTTTAAGAACTTATCTTAAACACCAAGTAACATCTAGCGATATTACTAATGGATTTATTACATTAAATTCAAACATTACATTTGTTTCTCAATTATTTCCTATTAAAGGCGGTTCAATTACAAAAGATTTTTTTGATATTAAATATCAATTGCATTTAAATGATATTGCTAATCTTCAAACTTATATGGGTGATTTGGCATACTATGAACAAATGCAACAATATCTTTCTTTAATTGATATGAAATTAAATGGCTATCCACAGGTTCAATTTTCTAGAAGAGAAAATAGACTTTATATTCATGGCGATTTTGAAGATGGAGATATAAAAGCTAATGATTACATTGTTGCAGAAGTTTATCAAATTTTAGATCCCGCTACCAACACTTCAATTTATAACGATCGCTGGCTAAAGGAATATACAACTGCTCTATTTAAAAGACAATGGGGAAGCAATCTTATAAAATTTGAAGGAATGCAACTTCCTGGAGGAGTTACATTAAATGGCCGTCAAATTTATGAAGATGCTCAACAAGATTTAGATAGATTAAGAGAAGCAATTAGAACTGAGCATGAAATGCCAGCAGATTTCTTTGTGGGGTAAGTTATGGCCACAAATAGATATTTTAGTCAAGGTAGCAGAGCTGAACAGCAGCTATATGAAGAGATCATAATTGAATCTCTTCAAATCTATGGGCAAGACGTATATTATCTCCCAAGAACAATAGTTAATAAAGATAATATACTAAATGAAGACGCCAATTCAAGTTTTAATTCTTCATATAAAATTGAAATGTACATTGAAAACTTAGATGGTTTTGATGGCGAAGGAGACTTATTTACAAAATTTGGTGTTGAGATCAGAGATCAAGCTACATTTATTATGGCTAAAAAAAGATGGCAACAAACGGTAGCTAAATATGATAATGATATTGAAGGTGTTAGGCCATTAGAAGGTGATCTACTTTATATTCCATTCTCTAAAAAATTATTTGAGATAGTCCACGTTGAACATGAGCAACCATTTTATCAGTTAAAAGATCTTCCAACATTTAAACTTCGTTGTGAGTTGTTTGAATATAGTGGTGAAAGCATTGATACTGGTATTGAGAAAATAAATGATATTGAAAGTAACTATGGATACGAATATCAACTTACATTAGATTCAGCAAGCTTTGGATTCACTATTGGTGAAACAATAAATCAAACCTTTAGTGATGGCGTTAAAATGTCTGGTGAAGTTTCTCGTTGGTCTGATTCTGATCAAATTCTAGGTGTGGTCAGCGCTGGAGCAAATGATGGGCTATATCATACATTTGTATCAGGCCTTCCAGTAAGAGGAACTGTAGATCACGATACAACAGGTCTTACAAAATATTCTGTGGCTAATGTTAATCTTGTTTCTGAAAATAATCAATTATCAAATACTGAACAAAATACATATTTTGATACATTGACCGATTTCTTAGACTTTAGTGAATCTAACCCATTTGGAGACCCTAGCTAATGAGTGATTTATTTGACTTTGGTTTTACAGCAGTCGATGAAGACGAGCTTCAAGCTGTTCAAAAAACAGTTGCTCTTGCAACTGATGCTGAGCAATTAGCATTAACCACACAAGAAAGATTAGATAAATTATATAATGCTATTGTTCCTCTTTTAAATAATTTAAAGAAGAATCCAGAAAAAGAATATATCTTATGGCCAAATAGACTGGCCAAAGTAGAAGAGTTTGAGACACATCTTCAAGAAATTTATAAGGGTTAACCCATGTTTGGCACATATTTTTATCACGAAAGAATTAGAAAAAGTGTTGCTCTTTTTGGCAGCCTTTTTAATAATTTGTATGTGCTAAGAAAAGATAGTTCAGGCGCAGTCATAAATCAAATGAAAGTTCCTTTGTCATATGGTCCAAAACAAAAATTCTTAGAAAGAATTAGTCAAGTACCAAGCCTGACAGATAACCAGAATGTGTCTATTAAACTTCCACGGATGTCTTTTGAAATAATTGGAATTAATTATGATGCAACTAGACAGCTGCAGAAAAATAATAATTTCACTCAAGCAAGTTCTTCAATAAATTCTAGAAATAGATTTAACGCATTTGTTCCATATACTATTTCATTTCAATTAAGCATTTACGCTAAAAATCAAGATGACGCTCTTCAAGTTGTAGAACAAATCTTTCCATATTTTTCACCACAATATAGCGTAACAATAAAACCTATTACAGCTTATCCGGATTTAAAAGAAGATGTTCCTATTCTTTTAACTGGAGTATCTTTTACAGATGATTATGAAGGCTCTCAAGAACAAAGAAGAACAATTATCTATACATTAGACTTTGATATGAAAGCCAATTTTTATGGACCAATTACATCACAAGCTGTTGTTCGTAAAGTTGACGCTAATATATATCAAATAGACAATGGATTGAATGATTCTGATGTAGCTCTAGAAACTATATCAATTACACCTAACCCAACATCTGTAATCGGCTTAGCTGATAGCGACTTTGGATTTACTGAAACAATAACTTATTTTGGCGATAGTGCATAATGGATTCTGATACTGCTGATAATGATTTTGAATATGCTAGAAGAACTTACCATGATTTGCTTGCTAAAGGTTCAGACGCTTTAGAAGAAATGATGGAAGTTGCTAGGGCCACAGAACACCCTCGAGCATTTGAAGTATTTTCCAATATGATGAAGCATGTGGCTGATATTAATGGTAATTTACTAGATCTTCATAAAAAGAAAAAAGACTTTGATAAAAAGGACGATAAATTATCTTTACCACAAGGGCAAACCACAAATAATGTTTTCATTGGATCTACTACAGATCTGCAACGAATGCTTAAAAACGAAAAAGAAAAAATTATAGATCATGAATGAGACCTATCTTGGCAACCCTAACGTTAAACGTGATGGTGTTGTTCAACAGTGGAATGAACATGAAGTTAAAGAATACGCTAAATGTATGAACGATCCTGCATATTTTGCAAAAGAATATTGTAAGATCATATCCCTTGATGAAGGATTAGTTCCATTTGAACTTTATCCATATCAAGAAAAAATGTTCAACCACTTTAACACAAGTAGATTTAATATTGTATTAGCATGCCGGCAGTCTGGTAAATCCATTTCTTCGGTAGTATATTTGTTGTGGTTTGCTATTTTTAACCCAGAAAAAACAATTGCTATCCTTGCGAACAAAGGAGCAACTGCTCGGGAAATGCTATCTCGAGTAACCATGACACTTGAGAATCTACCTTTCTTTTTACAACCAGGATGTAAAGCATTAAATAAAGGTTCTATAGAATTTAGTAATAACTCTCGTATTATTGCAGCTGCAACTTCTGGTAGTTCTATTCGTGGTATGTCTGTTAACTTACTCTATCTTGACGAATTTGCTTTTGTTGAAAGAGCAGCTGAATTTTATACCTCAACATATCCAGTTATTTCTTCAGGTAAAGACACTAAAATCATTATTACATCTACTGCAAATGGCATTGGTAATACATTTCAAAAGATATGGGAAGGTGCTGTTCAAAGAACAAATGATTTTATTCCATTTAGAGTTGATTGGTGGGATGTTCCAGGACGCGATGAAAAATGGAAAGAAGAAACAATATCAAATACTTCTCAAATGCAATTTGATCAAGAATTTGGAAATACATTTTTCGGGACAGGCGATACATTAATATCTGGAAACACATTGCTTAATTTTAGAGCAAAACCACATTCTAATCTATTAGAAAATGATTCTTTATTTGTATATAAAGAACCAGAAAAAGATCATCAATATGTAATGACTGTAGATGTATCGAGGGGAAGAGGACAGGATTATTCAACTTTTAATTTGATCGATATTAGCGTTCGCCCGTTTCAACAGGTTGCTGTATATCGCAACAACACTATCTCTCCATTACTCTTCCCTAATATTATATATAAGTACGCAAACTTATATAATGAATCTATGGTAGTAATAGAATCTAATGATCAAGGCATGGTTGTCTGCAATGGTTTATATCATGATCTAGAGTATGAAAATATGTTTATTGAATCAGCCATTAAAGCAAATGCTCTTGGAATTGAAATGACTCGTAAAGTAAAACGTATTGGATGTTCAGCAATTAAAGATATTCTAGAAGAAAATAAATTAGAAATTCACGATGAAAATACTATTATGGAAATATCTACTTTTGTTGCTAAAGGCCAATCCTTTGAAGCATCTGAAGGAAATCATGATGACTTAATGATGAATTTAGTGTTATTTGGTTATTTTGCAACTGGAGATTATTTTAAGAACGTGACTGACATCAATTTAAAAGATATGATGTTTAAACAAAGAATGGCAGAAATTGAAGCAGATATGGTGCCATTTGGAGTTATAGATGATGGATTAGATGATATACCTATAGAACCAGAAGAAAGCCCATGGGCTCTAGATGTATTAGATCCGGATGGAAACATAAGATTTGATCCAAAACACACCAATTTTTAATTATTATAAATAATACTAATTGAATATCACCGTATTATGTTCACTTATAATTGGATCACTGGAAAAGGAAAACAAACATGGCAGTAGGCGTACCTTCCGAATCGCCAGCAATTATCATAAAGGAAGTAGATCTAACAGGCGGGGTGCCTAATGTTCAATCTACAACTGGAGGATACGCTGGAAAATTTCGTTGGGGACCTGTCGGTAAAGCTACTAAAATCAGTAAAGAAACTGAACTAGCTTCTACTTTCGGGGCACCTGATGACACACATACAGCCGACTTTCATTCGGCTGCATATTTTTTAAAATATTCTAATGCTTTACAAGTCGTTCGCACATTAGGAGATAGCTCATCTAATGCTACAGCAGGATTAAATGTTGGTAGCTATGATTCAGCGGACTTTATCAAAAACGCAGATCACTGGGAAGGCTTATCAGGCCTTAGTAATTGGGTTGCAAAATATCCAGGAGATATTGGCAACAGCTTGAAGTACGTAGTTATCAACAATAGTGGATGGGCTGCAGCAAATGCAACTTGGAAAGCAGAATTTGATGGACAACCTAATACAGGTGAAGTTCACGTACTAGTCGTAGACGAAGATGGCGTGATCACTGGAACATCAAATTCAGCTCTAGAAAGATTTGCATATCTATCTACAACTTCAACAGCAACAAACGCAGATGGTTCTACAAACTATGCAAAATCTGTAATTAATGATCGATCAGAATATCTATGGTATAATGGTTCATCTTTCGCAGATGCATCAGATTCAGCATCTCTTGCATGGGGTAGATCTACATACAACTCCCCAGTAAGTGAAGCTCTAGCAGGATTTGATAAGTTTGAAGATAAAGATACAATTGAACTAGATTTCTTGATTGCTCCTGGTATGAGCAATTCAACAGATCAGCGCACAGTTGTTAATGATCTTGTTACTACAGCATCTTCTACTAGAAAAGATTGTGTTGTTGTTACATCACCATCAAGCGCATCAGTAGTTAATAATAACACACCTGTGACTAATACAGTAACAGAAGCCGGTGGATATACTTACACTTCTTATCTAGTTGTAGATAACAACTGGTTAAAAGTATATGATAAGTACAATGATAAGTACATCAATATTCCAGCCGCATCTTCAACAGCAGGTATTATGGCTGCATCTGATGCTAACACAGCTCCTTGGTATTCACCAGCTGGAGCACGCCGTGGTGCATATCTAGGTATTACAAACCTAGCATACACACCAACAAAAGCAGAAAGAGACACTCTATATAAAGCAGGGATTAACCCAGTTGCTAATCTTCCTGGACAAGGAGTTCTATTGTTTGGCGATAAAACTCATATGAACAGACCATCAGCATTCGATCGTATTAATGTACGTCGTTTGTTCTTGGTAATAGAAAGAGCAATTGCTCTAGCAGCAAGGAACACAATGTTCGAATTCAATGATGAGTTTACAAGAGCAGAATTTGTAAGCATCGTTGAGCCATTCTTGAGAGAAGTAAAAGGACGTAGAGGTATTACTGACTTCCGTGTCGTTTGTGATACTACAAACAATACACCAGCAGTAATCGACAGAAATGAATTTGTTGCTAACATCTTCATCAAACCAGCTCGTTCTATTAACTACATTACTCTCAACTTTGTAGCTGTTAGAACCGGGGTCGATTTCGAAGAAGTCGCCGGTATTCAGGTATAAGGAGATAAAAAATGGCAGTTTTAGGCGTTGATGATTTCAAAGCAAAACTTCGTGGAGGTGGCGCGCGCCCTAATTTATTTAAGGCGACTATCACTTATCCAGGATATGCTGGAGGAGATGTAGAAACCACATCATTTTTATGTGAAGCAGCTCAATTACCTGCATCTACAGTTGGTACAATTATTGTTCCTTTCCGTGGAAGACAGTTAAAAATGGCTGGAGACCGTACTTTTGATACATGGACTCCAACAATTATAAATGATACAAACTTTCAAGTTCGTAACGCAATGGAACGTTGGATGAATGGTATGAATGCACATAGTGCAAATACTGGTCTAACTAATCCTATTGATTACGAAAAGGATCTGTATGTTGAGCAGCTGGATAAAGATGGAAGCACTTTGAAAACTTATGTTTTCAAAGGTTGTTTCCCAACAGCACTTTCTCCTATTGATCTTGCATATTCAACAGAAAATGATATTGAAAGATTCACTGTTGAGTTCCAAGTACAATACTGGGAAGCAAGTACTACTTCATAAGTAGTATAAATAATATTTAAAAGAGGGGCTAACGGCCCCTCTAAACTAATTAGGAATTCCTTTTATGGCTGATAATAGTTTTAAATTATTTGGTTTTGAAATAAAAAGAGCTAAAAAAGTAAGTAATGACCTATTACCATCTGTTGTTC